TGAAACTAGTGGGGGGAGGGTCCTCTAAGGAAAAACAATGGCTTAGGGGCCCCCTATCCCCTTCTATCCCCCCACGTTTCCTCTCGCGGCTAGCGTAACCTATTGATTACGTTGCGAGATACAAGCTTGTCACATCCTTGCACGCTATGTCAGCACACTGATGGACGATAGCCATAAAGATATTCGATAGGTTGCATATAAAGGAAGCTTTATGTCCTTATACGCTGGTTTAGATGATAGTCATCATATATGATCGGACGAACCCCAGGCTCATGCGCTCACATTGCGGTAACAATCTGTAACATTTCGTGATCGAAAAGATGCGAAAAATACATTTGGCCCCTTGACCCATTCGGCTACTTGTGAGCATATAGGCAACAGGAAATGACACAACGAAACACGGAGCAAACATATGATCCGCCATGCTGATGATATGCGCAATATCGATGAACTGATGCGATTCATGCGCGCCGCCGCCGGCGAGACCGTGGACTGGATCTACACTGATGGCTGGCTCGCCGAGACCATCGCCGACGAAGGAGGACCGCTATGAGCATCCCCTCCTTCGCCCGCACCAATTTCCAGACCCTGCTGCGCGCCGCAGCTGATGGAAACCTTGCACTCATGGAATGCCTCGACGCGGCGACGGGCAATACACGCTACGTCATCTGCGCCGTGGGTCGGAACGATGGCGATTACGTTTTCACGCCTTTTGGCCACCTCGCCGAAGGCAATCCCTATGACGCCTATCTACCGCCCGACCCTGGCGATCCCGACGGCTTCATACATCCTGGCGCACGTTTCGTTCCCGCCTTGCAGGCGAAGCTAAGCAAGCCAAGGAAGTCATTTGCCCCGCGTCCAAAGAAGCAGGCGTGAAAACCAATTGCGCCGCTTGCCATGCTTGTGGCGGACTTAGCAGCAAGGCCAAGGCTGATATCGTCATTGTGGCGCATGGCGCGCTCAAGAGTCGCTTTGCCAAGGTGCATACGAATGGTCAGCTTGTGGCCACTGAATGATCTAGGGGAATGACAATGCGCAAGGCATTACGCAAGGGACAATTCGCGGGAGTGATTCTGTACAAGGGTCCATCGATGCTCAACACGGAAACCGTTGTGGCCATTGCGAACCGCATTGCGGCTAGCAGCGGTAACGAAAAGACTGGCGCAATGGTCCAGACGTTTATCATTCGGGCCGATATGTCCCCGCTTGCGGCTATCGATCAAGCCAAGGACTATGCAATCTGTGGCAATTGTCCACAGCGTCGTTCCCTTGGGGGAGCTTGCTATGTCAATGTGGCGCAATCGGTTCAATCGGTCTATCGGGCCTATGAGCGCGGGCGCTATGCCATGCCGGGCTTGGACTATGATCCGGCAATCCTCCCGGATCTGTTCGCTGGCTTGGATTTCCGCCTTGGTACCTATGGTGATCCTACGGCTATTCCTCTGTTCGTCTGGCAGGCTTGCGTTCTCAAGGCGCGCTCTCACACTGGCTACACGCATCAATGGCGCGACCCGCGCTTTGCAGGCTTCAAGGCCTTGTGCATGGCGTCTTGTGACAATGCGCAAGACTATCTGGACGCAAAGGCCAAGGACTGGCGCACGTTTCGTTCCCGCCTTGCAGGCGAAGCTAAGCAAGCCAAGGAAGTCATTTGCCCCGCGTCCAAAGAAGCAGGCGTGAAAACCAATTGCGCCGCTTGCCATGCTTGTGGCGGACTTAGCAGCAAGGCCAAGGCTGATATCGTCATTGTGGCGCATGGCGCGCTCAAGAGTCGCTTTGCCAAGGTGCATACGAATGGTCAGCTTGTGGCCACTGAATGATCTAGGGGAATGACAATGCGCAATATCGATGAACTGATGCGATTCATGCGCGACGCATCCGATACTCGTTACGACGCAGAGCTTCTCGACGTTGATATCGATCGCTGTTTCGATGAAAGCTCCGTGCGCTGGTATCGCGCGCGGTTTGCCGCGAGCAATCCTGGCAGGGACAATGCTCCGGATGACCTTACGTTTCTCCGGAACTGGGGCTTCTTAGCCGAGCAAGGCGGCAAGTTACGCCCGACTCGCGCCGCCATCCTGGTCCTCGGCAGCGGCGAATACGTCAGGCAGATCCTTCCGCGGATGGTCTCTGACGTCCAATTTTATGGCAATGCCAGCGCGGAATATGACTCTGCTGTGCGGTGGGCCGATCGTCTCTCAATTGAGGACAACCTCATCAAGGCGTGGCAGGCTATCGTGGAGTTCTACTTCCGCCACAGCGAGCGGATCCCGTTCTTTGCTTTCCGCGAAGCCGCCATCAATCTGCTGATCCATCAGGACTTCGGCGACACCACCCGTGTGCCGGTCATCCGCTTCTTCCGCGACCAGACCGAGTTCTTCAATCCCGGCGACGCCTTCGCCTCGCGCGAGCAACTGCTCGATCCCGGTGACAAGGAGGTTCGTAACCCCAGCATCGTCAATGCCTTCCGTCGTATCGGTCTGTCAGACCAGGGCGGCACCGGCGTGCGCGCCATCTTCGATGGCTGGCGCAAGCTGGGCTACCTGCCGCCGGAGATCGAGAACCACAAGGCTGAAAAGAGTTTCCGCCTGCGGCTGCGCAAGGAAAAGCTCATCCCAAACACTTGACCATTAGGAGTCTCTGTTATGTACGTGTGGCGCATTGAGAACCCGGAAGGCCAAGGCCCTTGGACGGGAGGCGGCATGGGATACATGGGGTTTGACGTTCGATACAAGGGACGCGCTCAGGACCCTTCACGTCACCCGAACCCGCACCACGACGGCCTTAAGCTCACTAAGGCCCATGTATGCGGAGCGTCGACTCTCGCCGGGATACGCCTGTGGTTCAACACGAAAGCGCAACGTACGGTGCTGCAATCCTGTGGCTACCGGCTGAGGCGCTACAAGGTCGACCCTAAGACGACCCAAAGGGGTCACTTTCAGACCATCTTCATCAAGCGCACGGCTACGCTGGTCGAACAGCGTGACCTTGTGTCACTCAAAGCAAACACTTGATCCCCTACAGCTAGGAGTGCTATCAATGGCCAATCGTCGCAAACTCTACCAGCTTCGCCTGCTGTGGACCGATGGAGCGGAGACCTATTCGAGGGTCTATTCGACCCGCGAGGAAGCCACCCGGCAGATGAAGCAATACCTGAACGTGGCGCTGATCTACGGCGTCGAAATGGAGGAGCTTTAAGCCGTGGCTTCATCGATCCACCTGACCAACACGCGGGGCCCGTGGTTCTGGACCATCACGCTGGACGGCGTGACGTACCAAGGGACCAAAGAGGCCTATAGGACCGCCACAGAGGCCCAACACGCCGCCCGCGAGGCTCTGGCCCGCTATCGTTCACTCTCGGCTTCACTGGCCGCCTAAAGCCCACGAAAGGACTATCCAAATGGCTCTGATCGACACCATCCGTTCCGCTACCGAAATCTCCAACGAAGAGGACAACACCATGAACGCGGCTGTCTCCCCCGAGGCCCTCAAGGCCCCCATCGCCTCCACCGGCTCCATCAAGATCGATACGGACGTGCCGCTGCCAGAGAGCGTCCGCGCTCCCAAGTATCCGTGGGACCTCTTGGCCGTGGGCCAGAGCTTCTTCGTGTCCGGCGGCAAGCTGGCGACCTTCAACACGGCCTGCGTCAAGACCGCCAAGCGGCTGGAGGGCCGCAAGTTCATCTGCCGCGCTCTGACCGAGAACGGCGTGGCCGGTGTCCGCGTGTGGCGCAAGGCCTGATCGAGGCCTGAGGGAGGGAGGGCCAGGTTTTAGGCTTGACGCTCTCCCGCCCCTTATTTATGGCACTGTTGCCACAGGAGGTTCACCATGCGTTCCAATGGAAAGCGAGGCCTCAAGCGCCGGGGCCGCTGTTTGATGGGATGGGGTTTGCGTAGGGGGTTCATTGGCCCCCACGCGGGGGCTTTCGTCCCTCCCGCCTCACTCTAAGCATCCACAGGTCAGCAAATGAAAGACAAGGTTACGCTCAAGGCGACCCGCAAGGGCTTCACCATCTACGGATCGTCTGTCAATTCATGCGTGTTTGTGTTGAGCATGAAAGTAGGCTATATGTCCTATGGGGCCAGACATATCAGCGTCGACCAATGCACCGAGGCCCTACTCCAAGACCTTGAAGAACGCTTCACGGTCGAGCTTCTGGTGTAGGGGATAGACCCATGAACGCTACCAAGACGGATACCCGCTTTGCACCGCCAGCAGACGAGGACGCCAAGGCTATCAGGGCGTTGCTCGATGTGATGCGCCTGTTTCGCAAGGAAAGCCCGACGATCCCCATGAGCTACGCAATGGGTTTCCTCTTGGTCGCGCTCAAGCCCGGAGGCGGCTCCACGGATTACATGGAGGACCTCGACACCATCCAGCCCATCATGTCCCGCATCATGCTGGCTCTGGCAAAGCATGAGAGGCGCAACAGAGGCGAGGATAGTGGCTTTGACCTGATCGACATGGCCAATGATCCCTTGGACCTGAGACGCAAGAGGGCCTTTCTGACTCCACGGGGGCGCGCATTGATGACTAGCGTCCTCAAGGTCATCAACAGGATCAAGTGATGGCCAGAGGCTCTTCGCATCAGATCAAGGCAGCCCTTGAGGCCGTGGCGTCGACCATGGTCATCATTGCGTTGCCGGTGATCGTCATTCGTGTCCTGAGGCTACCAGCAAGGGCGGCTCCTGCTATGATCCTGCTGTTCCTCTTCCTACTCGCCTCAATCTTCAAGGGTTAGCTCCATGTCTGTCTACGCCGAGCGCCGCAAGGGCAAACTCACTGGTCAATGGGTGGTCGAGGTGGTCCGCATGGGCCACAGGACCCGCATCAAGTATCCGAGCTACGAGGTCGCGAGGGTGGCCAATAGCCAGCTAATGGCGGGCTACAGCCCCACGACCGTGGCCAAGAGAAACGGACGGCAGACCCTTGGGTGGCTCTTGGGCCAGGCGGGGACCATTTGGGAGGGATGCAAGACCCATCAGCAGGCCCGCAGGCTTGAGGTCTGCGTGTCCCTGCTAGGCGACAGCCTGCCGCTCGACCAAGTGACCACGGAGGCCCTTGACCAACTCAAGCGGGACCTGATGAACATGAAGCCGACTGATCGTCGCTTTCGGCCTGTGAGGGACCCCAAGACCCTGCATCGATATCTGTCTGCCATCAGCCATGCGCTGCGGTGGGCGCACAAGCGGGGCCATCTGGTCGCCATGCCTTCCATCCCTTGGCTCAAGACGACCGAGGCCCCCAAGCGCCATTTCAGCATCGAGGACGAGCGCGCCGTGTGCGCCAAACTGATCGAGTATGGTCATCTGGACCATGCGCTGGTGGTCCGCATCCTGTCTCAGACTGGCCTGCGCGTGGGCGAGCTTCTGCGCCTCAAGCCCGAAATGGTAACGAATGGGTTTATATTGGTGGGGGACTGGACCGGGGGGACCAAGACCGGGGACAGCCGCACGGTGCCTATTAGCGCTCCTCTGGAGGCCGCTCTGCGGGACCTTTTGACCCGTGGGCTGCCTACCTACCGGAGCCTGCTCAGGTGCCTCAAGGAGGCCTGCAAGCGGGCCGGTGTGGACGAGCGGAAAACCCTGCATAAACTGAGGCATACGGCTGCGACCCGCCTGGCTAAGGCAGGGGTCCATGCGTTCACCATGCAGCGTTACCTTGGCCACAGGAACATCAAGACCACGCTAGGCTATACTAGCATCGAGTCGGAGGACCTTGTGAAGGCCTCTGAGGCCCTGCGGGTGGTGGGGGACATTGAGGGGAATAGGGCTATCGAAGAGGCTGTCTTGTGTCAGACCCCTGAGAGGCAAGCCCTTGGAAAACCTGAGAAATCTTGGAGGCCTCGCCCGGAATCGAACCGGGGTGCAAGGATTTGCAGGCGCTCCTACGTCGCTGATATCTCTGCGCCTTCACTCCGTAACGAGGGGGACAGCGCGGAACTGCCTGTGGACAATTCGTGGATCGAGCTTGCTGAGGGGCCGTGAGTCTGCTAGAAGGCTCCTCCCCCGGAAACACCCAAATGGCCATAGGGTTGAAGGGTGTTTTCTTGAAGAGATACAAACAGTTAGCCACCTAAAACACACTAATTTCCGTCTACCTCCCCAAAAGGGCGACCGAAAGGATCGACATGAACCTCGATGTTCAAACTCTCACCGCTGAGCGCATCGCCAAGCAGACCGAGCGCACCGCCAAGCAGGCAGGTTTGGGGGCCACCGATGGTGGTATAGCCATCGTTCAGCGGTACATTAAGGATACCACTGAATACGTAAGGACACTTAAGGTTCCTGAGGACCTCTCGATGCTCAATCCTGAGGTCATTGCCTTGATTTGCCTCCAAACGGGCCTTACGTCGGTAGGAAGGGAACACAAGCAGCACGAAACGATCTATATGCTGGCCCGCACGGCTGAGGCTGAGGTCTTCGCTGCCTACATCAAGGATCGGACTGAAGGCGACAAAAAGCGTCAGAAGGAGATCGGCAGGATCACTCAGGCGATTATGAAGCGCCATAACTCTGTGTCCCACCGGAAGACTGCCTTCAGGTCTGCCTTTCAGCGCACTGGCATTAAGAGCCTTGCCGCTTGGGACAGCAAGAAGTCCCTCAAGATCGGCGGGTGGCTCTTCGATATCTGCATCAACTCCCCTGTGTTTGTTCGTGTGATGGAGCCTTATCCCCACATGACCATCACTGAGGAGGCCCTGAATATTGCCGGTGATATCATCGACAGGCTCATGGCTACCCATCCTGTGATGCTCCCTGTGTTCCAGCAACCGGAGCCTTGGGTCGACAATACGTGCATCATCGACGGCTATCGGCATTACATGGTCCGCAAGACCAAGGACAATGTCCTCCAGAACACCATTCGTCAGGCTATCAAGGAAGGCCTCATGGCCCCGGTCCTTGAGGCCGTGAATGGGATCCAGAACACCGCATGGCAGATCAATCCGTTCATCCGCGATATGCTCAAGTGGGCCGTCGAGGAGCGGATCGAGGTCGACGGTGTTCCCCGGCGTCACATGGACCCTCCGGCCCGTGAGAAGCCTTGGGAGGACATGACGGACGCTGAGCGCCGCGTGTGGAAGAAGAGGGCGACCGACGTGGCTGCTGCTAACCGTGTGGCGGTCTGTGATGGCCTCCAGATGGCCCGCGACCTTGCCACGGTGGATTACATCGGGGATCAGACCTTCTGGACCCCCGCGAACCTCGACTATCGGGGCCGCGTGTACTTCATCCCGCACTTCAACTTCCAGAGGTCCGACTATATCCGTGCGCTCTTCCAGTTCGCTGAGGGTGAGCCTCTGACCTCCGAGGGCCTGTACTGGCTCAAGGTCCATGTGGCAAACTGCGGTGACTTCGATAAGGTTTCCAAGAAGCCTTTCGATGAGCGCGTAAAGTGGGTAGATGACAATATGCAGCGCATCCGTTGCATGATGATTGACCCCAAGGAAGACCTTTGGTGGACCGAGGCTGACTCGCCGTTCCTGTTCCTCGCTGCTTGCCATGCGCTTGTCTCGCCTGAGACCGAGTGCCATATCCCGGTGAGCTTCGATGGGACCTGTTCAGGCCTTCAGCACCTTGCGGCCATGACGCGCTGCGAGGACACCGCAAAGCTGGTCAACCTTGTGAAGGTCGATAAGCCGGGCGACGTGTACCTGACGGTCGCTGAGTTGGCTGAGCGTCTCATTAAGGCCGACCTGGCCAACGATGAGCTTCGCAATGTAGCTCAGGTTTGCCTCAAGAACGGGATCACCCGTAGCTTGGTCAAGCGTAACGTGATGACCTACAGCTACTCCAGTGGCAAGTTCGGCATGCGCCAGCAGCACCTCGATGACACGATGGCCCCTCTGGCCTTCAAGGTCCTTGAGGGCAAGCTGGAGAACCATCCGTACTCCATTGAGGGCGAGGCGACCCCCGGCTACTTTGCGTCCAAATATTTGGCCGAAAAGATACACATGGCCATTGAAATGGTCGTTCGGAGGCCTGCGGAGGCTATGCACTTCCTCCAGTCCTGCGCCCGCGCAACGGCCCATGAGGGCAAGCCCCTTGTGTGGCATACGCCCCTTGGCCTGCCTGTCGTCCTTCGGTACCCGGAGTACGTCAGCAAGCAAGTGACCCTGTTCCTGCATGACCGTGGCGTTAAGATCCGCTCTGACGTTCGGATGCAGGAGGAGACTAAGGGGATCGACAAGATTCGCGCTTCCAATGCTGTAGCGCCCGGCTTTGTCCACTCGATGGACGCCTGCCACCTGATGGAGGTCGTCCGTCGCTGCAATACCGAGGGTATCCATAGCGTTGCCCTCGTCCACGATAGCTTCGGCTGTCTTCCGAATAGGGCCACCAAGTTCCGAGAGATCATCAAGGAAGCCTTTGTGTGGCTGTATGACCGAGACGTTCTGGCGGATATCCGTGCGGAAACGCTGGAACAAGTGCAAACGAATGGCCATAGGGTGGACAATCTGCCCGATTATGGCTCCTACAACCCCAACGAAATCATGGAGGCTGACTATGCGTTCGCTTGAGCGGCTTATCGAGATTACCACGAAGATCATCGAGCGCGACAACCCCATCCCGTTGGACCTAATGGTCGCCCTCGAAGAGAAAGGCGTCATCATCGATGAGCTTGTCAACAGAGTGCTGACCGAAAGCACCTACAAGGACATCTAATGGCAAAACGCATTACCTTTGTTTCCCCTGTTGGCGTGGCTGTGTTCCCGCACATCACCACGAAGGATACCGAGGGTACGTACGCTACCAACAAGTACACCACCCGCCTGGAACTCGCTCCCAAGGACTTCGCCAAGGTCAAGGCGCAGCTTAAGGCAATTGCTGCCGAGTTTGAGTGGGATGGCATCAAGAACCCGAAGCTGCCGATCAAGGCGGACAAGGACGGCAACGAGTGCCAGATCTACGCCAAGAGTAACTTCCTGCCGCTGGTGATCGACGCCAAGAAGCACCCGCTGTTCGACCCGCGTAACCCGCCGAGTCTCGACCGCCTCAAGCAGCTTGCGGTCCGTGGCGGCTCGAAGATCAAGATCGGCTGCAACGTGTTCCAGTACGGCAAAGGCATCGGCCTGCAACTGGAGACCGTTCAGGTCATCGAGCGTGCTGGCGGCGCGAGCCTCGAAGGCTTCGATGAGGAAGAAGGCTACGACGCTTTCAATGAGGCCGAGTCGGAAGGCTTTGGCGAAGAAGGCGGTGAGGCCGGGTCCGATGAAGACTACGACCTCTAAGCCGGTTCTCTATCAGAACAGGTACAGGTCTCATCTTGAGGAACGCATTGCGGGTCAGCTCGAAAGGGCTGGCCTGCATTTCGATTATGAAGGCGAGAAGATTAGCTATGTGGTTCCGGCAAGGAAAGCAAGGTACACCCCTGACTTCCCTGTGCCCTACAAGGCGAAGAAGGCCAAGATCTACATTGAGGCCAAAGGTCGCTTTAGGACTGCTCAAGAACGCCAGAAGCTAATCCTTGTTCGTGAGCAAAACCCGGACATTGATCTTCGGATCGTGTTCCAGAAAGCCAATAACCCCATCTACAAGGGATCACCTACTACTTACGCTATGTGGGCTGAAAGCCACGGCATCAAGTGGGCTGATGGGGGTGTCATTCCAGAAGCATGGATAAAGGAGCTTAAAGATGGCTAATTTCAACGCTGGTGACAAGATCGTCCTCAAGGACCAGTCGAAGTCCAATAGTCGCTGGGAGGGTCCGATGGACTTCGACCGCTACGAAGTGGGCGACAAGGTCCGCATCCATGCCGATCAGCCGTGGGACTTCATCAAGTCCGCTGAGGGCCGCGTGACCACGGTGGTCGGCGTAGGTGCGCGCGGCGTGACCCTTGAGGTCGCCAACTGGAAGAACGGCTGGGGTCCCGAGCAGAACCAGTGCTGGCTGGAGAACAAGTACGTGTCCCGCCACTACGAAAAGGTCAACCCGCGCGCTTCCCGCGCCTCGCATCCGGTGAACCAGACGGCCCTCCGGCACCTCAAGAACCGCAAGACCATCAGCCCGATGGAGGCTCTGGCCACCTATGGCATCATGCGTCTCGCCCCGGCTATCCACGATCTGCGCGCGGCTGGCTACAACATCAAGACGGAGATCCGTCAGGACGCCAAGGGTCATCGCTACGCTCGCTACGAGCTTGCGGCCTAATTCCAAACGAAAGGATACACAATGGCTTTCAATATCGGTGACAAGGTCGCGGCTCGCCCGAACGTCTATGGCATCCCTGCGGGGACCAAGGGTGAGGTCAGGGCCTACTGGAGCGACGATGAGACCCCCGACGTTCCCTACCTGTATGTCGTCAAGTTCGATGGGGTCGATCCGAATTATAGGCCCAGCAAGGGCTTCGAGGGCAGCCTGTGCTACCCCAGCGAAATCGAGGCTGCGTAATGGAAATCAAGATCATCGACGCGGCCCAGGCCGTCGAACTGGAGACCGGCTACATCATCGCCAAGGACGGCTACACGCTGGCTGACGTTGGCGCTGAGATCCGCGATATGTCCGAAGAGGAAACCGACGAGGAAGGTCCGGTACAACTGGACTTCTTCGCGGACCTTGAGCCTGTCAAACCTGAAGGTCGTCCGGTCTTCAAGGTAGGCGATAGGGTGTTCTTCAAGTCGGAAGATACCGGCGAGACCGGCTATGGTACGGTCAGGAACGTCTGTGAGTACACAGTCCATGCCTACGATGGCTACGAGGTTGAGACGGACAGGCCGGTCGGTAAAGAGACCGAAGACAGCCTCTACTACTTCCGCACCTACGAGCTTAGCCGCGCCTAACCACATACACTTGGCCATAGGAGGGCTTAATGCAGAAAGTTCAACTCTCGATCCACCCGCGCCACTGGCCTGCCCCGTGGTGCCCCGGAAAGGACAAGCAGAACACCGCCAAGCCCACCAAGAAGCCTCAGGCTGACCAGCCCAAGACCAAGAAGTGAGTAACATGGGAACCTTCGTCAAGCATATGCCCTGCGACCAATGCGGTTCGTCGGACGCCAACAGTCTCTATGATGACGGCTCGACCTACTGCTTTGCCTGTGAGGCCGTAACGCAAGGCGAAGGTTCCTCCTCAGGGGGTGACAGAATGGATAAACCGAAGGAGTTCCTAGAGGCCTCCTACAAGGATATCCCCAAGCGCAAGATCTACGAGGATATCTGTCGCAAGTACGGATACCAGGTCGGGGTCTACAGGGACCACCCGTGCCACATAGCCAACTATCGGAACACCAAGGGTGAACTGGTAGCTCAGAAGCTCCGTCTGCCCGACAAGAAGTTCTCTGTGATCGGTGGTGGCAAGGATATGCCCCTCTTTGGCCAGCACCTATGGTCGAGCGGCAAGTCCGTGGTCATCACTGAGGGGGAACTAGACTGCCTTTCTGTGGCTGAGGCCTTCGATGGCAAGTGGCCGGTCGTGAGCCTCCCCAACGGTGCGCAGAGTGCCGTAAAGGCCATCAAGAACGCCTACGAGTGGCTCGATGGCTTCGACAAGATCGTTCTGTGTTTCGACATGGACGAGCCGGGGCAGAAAGCCGCTCAGGAGACCGCTGAGGCCCTTCCGGCGGGCAAGGCGTACATTATGACCCTAAGCCGCAAGGACGCCTCTGACGTGCTTGTAAACGACGGCGCGGGGCCATTGGTCTCTGCCTTCTGGAACGCGAAGCCTTGGCGTCCTGATGGGATCATCAGCGGCGCAGAGTTTACCGTAGAACGCCTCAAGAAGGCTGCGGTCAAAGGGTACGCCACAAGGTACCCAAGGCTCAACGAAAAGCTCGAAGGGCTGCGCGAGGGTGAGCTAACGCTCCTCACCGCGGGCTCCGGTATCGGCAAGTCGACCTTCGCCCGCGAGTTGGCTTATGGCCTCCATCAGGACCACGGTCTCTCGATAGGCAATATCTATCTCGAAGAGAACGTCGAGAAGACCGCACAGGCCTACATCGCTCTCCACAACAATATCAAGCTGGGCAACCTCAGGGCCAACCCTGACCTACTGTCGGAGGACCAATGGGCACAGTCCATCAAGGAAGTCATCGAGAAGGGAATGTACTTCTACGACCACTTCGGGTCACTGGCGAGCGAAAGGCTGCTCTCGAAGATGCGCTATATGCGCTCAGTCCTTGGCGTGAACTTCATCGTGCTGGATCATATCTCGATTGTGATATCGGGGCAGGAGTCAAGCACCGAGGGCGAACGGAGAGATATCGACAGGCTGATGACCAACTTGCGGTCCCTTATCGAAGAGACCGGGGTCGGAGTGCTTGGGATTGTGCATCTTAAGCAGCCTGAAGGTAAGGCCCATGAGGAAGGCGGTCGAGTGACCCTCAGTCACCTTCGCGGCTCAGGGGCGCTTAAGCAGCTATCGGATAACGTGGTGGCACTTGAGCGTGACCAGCAGTCCGAGGACGAGGACACCGCGAACCAGTCGGACATTCGTGTCCTTAAGTGCCGTGAGACCGGCCTGGTAGGCCTCGCGGATACCATTGAGTACAACCACGACACTGGCCGTTTGCTGGCAGTTACCAGCGAATTTGCGCCTGACTAGGAACGAAAGGACATACAATGCCCATTACCAATACTATTCTGCGTGACCCGAAGCCGGTCGATCAGCCGCTCGCTGAGTTCACCATCGAGGATAGCTACAAGTACGACCTGACCTTCAAGCGCGATGACGACTCAACCGAGTCTATGTGGGCAGCGAGAGCCGCTCTGACGTGGACTATTCGTTTGACCTTGATGATATCGAAGCCCTCATTAAGAACCTCCAGCTTCTCCTGAAGTAAGCGAAAGGACACCCAATGGCCAACCCCGTCGCAAGGGCCTTAGGG